TGCGCTTCAAGTTTTAGATGGCGGTGGTAAGTTTGTCGTTGAATCAGGTGACAGGCTTTATGTTCAGTCAGATACAGCATCATCTGTTGATGTATGGGTATCTGCTGTTGATGACATTAGCTCATAGGTGAAGCATGGGATATGTAGGTAATCAAACTACAAACGCATACTCCTCAATGGACAAGCAGACCATCACTGGTAATGGCGGTGCGTCTTACACTCTGACCCATGCTGTAGCTAATGCCCAAGAGATTGAGGTGTTTGTAAACAATGTGCGTCAGGAAGCTGGCGTTGCGTACACAGTGGCTGGTACTGCACTCAACATGACAGGCAACGTGGCAAGCACAGATGACTTCTACGTTATTTATCAAGGCAAGGCTTTGCAGACTGTAGTACCGCCTGATGGTTCTATTACAGAAGCTAAACTTGTTTCTGGATTTGGACTTATTCCTGTAGGAATGATTGCACCTTTTGCTATGAACACAGCCCCTACAGGCTGGCTAGAGTGCGATGGCTCTGCTGTATCAAGAACAACCTACTCAGATTTGTTTGCCGCCTTAAGTACCACACATGGCGTAGGCGATGGCTCAACTACATTTAATGTGCCTGACCTAAGAGGTGAGTTTATTCGTGGTTGGGATAACGGCAAGGGTACGGATAGCGGTAGAACATTTGGTTCATCACAAACAGATGAATTAAAAAGCCACTTTCACAGGCCACGACATTATTCTACTGATAATACAAGAAGATTTTTTACAGGATATGGTTCTGGAAGTGGGTATTCTTACCCTGCTTCTGGCGGTGTAGGCACTTTTTTATATAGTGACCTAACTGACCAAACAGACCCAACTGGCGGCACAGAAACAAGACCACGCAACATCGCCATGATGTACTGCGTGAAAGCATAGGGAGACTGACATGGCATTATCAAAAATACTACCAGCCTCTCAAGAGCAATATGCAGGGGCGAGAAATCTTATCATCAATGGCAACTTTGCTATTGACCAAAGAAACGGTGGCTCAAGCATAACACCTACCAATGGTCAGTTTAGTGCAGACAGATGGAAATGCTCTTTAAGCCAAGCATCAAAGTTTTCTGTGCAACAAGTAACGGATGCTCCTGTTGGTTTTCAAAATTCAGTTAAACTTACTAGCCTTTCTGCTTACACTCCTGTTTCTTCTGATTACTTTCTTATTCAGCAACAGCTAGAAGGATATACAGGCGCACATTTACTTTATGGAACGGCTGATGCAAAAACAGCAACTTTATCTTTTTATGTAAAGGCATCTTTAACAGGGACTTTTGGTGGTGCGATTAGAAACAGTAATGGTTACAGCAGAACTTATCCTTTTGAGTACACAATTAACTCTGCAAATACTTGGGAAAGAAAAACCATAACATTTGCTGGCGATACATCTGGCACTTATTTAACGACAAATGGTGCTGGAATCACAACAACCTTTAGCATAGGTGCTGGGACTGACTTTAAGTCAACAGCAAATGCTTGGGCGGCTAACAATGATATTGCAGGAAGTAACGCAACAGATGTTGTGGCAACTAATAGTGCGACATGGCAACTTTCTGGCGTACAGCTAGAACTAGGCGAGACAGCCACACCGTTTGAGCATCGGTCTTATGCGGATGAGTTGGCTAGGTGTCAGAGGTATTACTGTAAAACTATTCAAGAATTAAAAAGTTCTTATGGTGCTACTTATAATTATGTTGATTGGCTGTTTCCTGTTCAAATGAGAACTGCTCCGACTATTGGAGGAAATGTTACTGGAACTGCTGATGGTGTTCAAATAGACGCAGCGTCTCGTTATTCATCCGGTAGTTCTTATGCAAGATTTGGAAACGGCACGGCTAACCCAGCTACAGCAGATGCGGAGTTATAAATGGATATCACATCAGCACAATATATTAGAAATAGAGATGACACTGATAATATAGCTATTGCCGCAACTGTTAACGGGCAAGATATGGAAGTTCCCATAGACCCAGCCAACCGCCACTACGCAGAAATTTTGCGTCAGGTAGATGCTGGCACACTAACAATAGCGGAGGCAGACTAATGCCATACATAGGTAAAAATCCAGTAGGCGGTGGCTTTCACAAGCTGGATGCTCTGACTGCCTCTGCCACAGATACTTACGCTTTGACGCTAGGTTCTGCGGCATATTATCCAGAGAGTGCTAACCAACTGCTAGTCTCTCTGAACGGTGTTATCCAAGCACCACAGGACAGCTTCACAGTGTCTGGTTCTAACCTAGTGTTTGACACGGCTCTGACAGCCTCAGACAGCATCGACTTTGTTGTTGCGCTGGGTGATGTGCTGGCTGTGCAGACGGTTACTGATGGGGCTATTACGACTAACAAGATTGGTACTGATGCTGTCACTACAGCTAAGATACAGGACGGTGCTGTTACTGCGGCAAAGCTGGCTGGCACTTATCAAAATGCTGTTTCTGTAGCACTTATAGCTGACCAAAAAACTTTGAATACTGCTGGGGGTACATTTACTAGCGGTGCTTGGCGCACAAGAGATTTGAATACAGAGATATTTGACCCTGATGGAATAGTAAGTATTTCGTCTAATCAATTTACATTAGGTGCTGGCACATATCTTATACAAATAAAAGCCCCTGTTTATAGAGTTGGTAGAAACAGAGTAAGGCTTTATAATGTTACGGACAGTGTACTAGAAGGACTTTCAAATAGTCAGTTTGAAGATGGTGACAATGATGGAAATAGTCTCACTGAAGCTACAGTGTTTGTAACCCCAACCGCTTCTAAAACTTATGAAGTACAACATATTGGTGAAAATACAGTATCAACCTATGGATTTGGGGTTGAATCAAATCTAGGCGGCAACGAAATATACACTACTGTTTTTATAACAAAGCTGGCATAGGGAGACTGACATGGCTTTAATTAAACTAAACAATCAGTCTTTGTCTGCTGTTACTAGCGCAGGGTTGCCCAGTGGCACTGTGTTGCAAGTGGTGCAAGCCACAGAAACATCAAGAGTATCAAAAGCGTCTACAAGTACAAACAATTTTACTGCCGCTTTTATGTCGGGAACAATCACACCGTCTTCATCAAACAGTAAAATTTTGGTTATTGCCTCAGGAACTATTGGTTGGGAATCAGGAACTTGTCACCTAAAAGTTATAAGAGGTTCAACTGATATTTACAGAGGCGATGCAAATGGAAGTAGATTGCAGTCTGCTAATTCTTTTAGACACGCCGCAACAACTTACACCCTTACAATGGACACTTTTAACATAACCTTTTTAGACAGCCCTGCAACAACTTCGGCAATAACTTACAATTTGGTTGGCAGTTTAGGTGATACATACAGTGGGGATATTGTACTTAATGGAACTGATAATAATGCTAACGCATCTTACGGTGGTGCGACTGCATCATCAATTACCTTAATGGAGATTGCAGGGTGAACCAGAACGACATTGCATTAGCTACTGGTGGTATTACTGCGCCTCTGTGGTTGCAAGCCCTGAACGATTGGCTAGGGCTTGTAGCTGTTAGCATGACTATTATTCTGCTTGCTATTAACATCTGGAAAAGCAGAAAGAAGTAGCTGTGATAGACCCAGCCACCATAGCTTTGGCGGCTAGTGCATTTGCGGCTGTTAAGAAAGGCATAGCATTTGGCAAAGATATTGAGGGTATGTACCAAGATGTATCTCGCTGGATGTCAGCTTGCCATGATATTGAATCCAAACATCATAAAGTTAAGCGTAAAAAAGGTCAGTCTATTGCTGAAGAAGCAATGGAAACTTGGGCGGCTGTTCGCAAGATACGCCAGCAAAGGGAAGAACTAAGACTGTATATGCTGTCTATCAATCCTAATGCTTGGAATGAGTTTATTAAAATAGAAGGTCAGATAAGAAAGCAACGGCAACAGGAAGAAGAAGAAAGGCGTAGGAAGGTAAAGAAAACCATAGAGATTATAATCCTTGTTTGCGCTATGATACTTGTTAGCTTTGCCTTTGCGTTTTTAGTTTGGTGGGTATTTTACTTAAGGAGTCAATGATGGCTGTTACTATGGAAAGATTTTTAGAGTGGAAGATACTGCCACGCCTAATGATGCTGGTGATGACAATCATGTATATCCGTGTGCTTGAGTGGGGCATGAGCCTAGAGGATTTATCTACTGCTCAGTCTGCTATGATTAGTGTATGCAGTGGCGCAATGACAGGTGCTTTTGCTGTATGGCTAGGAAGTGAAAAGAAATGATACAGTTACTAGGCGTTGTAGGTAATCTTGCTCAGACATTTCTTGAGGGTAAGGTTGAGAAAGAAAAAGCCAAGTCAGAGATACTCAAGACTGCGGCACAGCATGATAGTAAGTGGGAACTTATCATGGCTGAGTCTACAAAGAATAGCTGGAAAGATGAGATTATAACTATAGTTGTCCTTGCCCCATGTGTTATGGCTTGGATAGACCCTGAGCTTGCCAAGCGTGGCTTTGATGTTATTGCTGAGTTGCCTGATTGGTATCAGAATATATTGTATGTAACTATTCTAGCTGGCCTTGGATTAAAAGGCTTGGATAGATTTAGGAAACGGTAATGAAACTATCACCTCATTTTAGCTTAGAAGAATTGGTTAAGAGCCAGACTGCAATTCGTAAGGGCATACCTAATTCGCCCTCAGAAGCCCATACAGAGGCATTGCGTCATTTGTGCATGAACATACTAGAACCAGTAAGAACGCAATACAGCATACCTTTTAGCCCCAGCAGTGGGTATCGTAGCCCTGAGTTGTGTATTGCTATTGGTAGTTCTGTATCTAGCCAACACGCTAAAGGTGAGGCGGCTGACTTTGAAGTGCCTAGCATTTCTAACTTAGAAGTTGCTGGCTGGATTGCTGGTAATCTGGATTTTGACCAGTTGATTCTTGAGCATTACGAAGGTGGCAACAGTGGGTGGATACATTGTAGCTACAAAACAGAAGGCAATCGCAAAGAAGTTTTAACTTATGACCGTAAGAATAAGTATCGTAAGGGTTTGATTACTTAGACTTTCTGCGTTGCATTGATTGTTTCAATGTGTTGCTAACAAAGGTTGGGCCATTTCTTCTTTGGTCTGTTCTGTATTTGTCAAAGTAAAATAGTCTATCTCGTTTGTTTTTTAGATACAAACTAAATTCATAGACTGTCATTTGAGACGCTAAGTTTTTATTCTGGCTCGACATCTATTACCTCATGCTCAAGTATTTTATATTTATACAACCATGCACCTTTATTTCTTTTTAATCTGTTTATAGCTATTTCTTTTGCTTCTTCTATATCTACAGCCATAACAGAAACTTCTCTTTCTATAATTGTTTCAACATAAACAATATGTTTTTTAGCATCCTTTCTATTGTTTGTTTGTGTTCTTTTCATAATAATCTCCATATAAAAAGGCGCACCAGTGGGAACGACTCAAACTGATGCGCCTCGGCTTGGAAAGGAGAACTACTTCGAAACCAAGCCTATGTTAGAATGGTATAACATCATCTACAGATTCTGTCGCCTGTTGATTATCCTGTGTTTGCTGTTGTTTTTCAGAGACTTGGAATGTCATGTATGGCTTGCCATCTTTCATGCCTCTCCATCCAGCAATGCGTAGACCATCAAAGATACCTTCCATTGGTCCTGAATAATCTGGTGCTTTGTCATTACCCTGCTTGTCATTCTCAAATAGAACGCCAGCTTTGTAGTAAACCTCAACACGTTTATCGCCAGCCTTAGATTCCGTTAAGATAAGAGCCACGTTGCGTTCAACTCCGTGTATATCTAGCTTACCTTGCAAGATAAACTTTTGTTCAGGGAATGGCTGGAAAGCCGCCCCTCTGTTTGTGTTATCATATTCACTCATTAGAATGTCTCCTTGTTTAGTTTATAGGATGGGGGTTGACCCTTTACCGTTCTGGTTTCAATGTTGTAGCCAGCTTTTCTAGCCAGCTTTATGTATGTGATTGCTGTCTTTTCAGTTACCTTTAATGACTTGGCAATGTGGTCAAGCCTTTTGAATCTATCACTGATAAGAGGTATCAATGCTCTGTAGTATCCATGATTTCTTTTTTTAACTACAGGAGTGTAAATTCTATCTGATTGGTTATGGCTGTTCATCTTCTTGCCATACTTCATAACCTCGTTCATCAACCAAATGATACGCTCTTGCTTGTGTTTAATTTCTTCTATGTCTTGTTTGATTTGTTTGATTGTTCCAAACATTACCAACCTCCTGTATCTTTGTTGCCACTGTCTGCGGCATATTTATTGCCATCCATTTCGCCTAAGAATACATCAGCGTTAAAGCCTAGATGTGATAGGGCTTTGGTTAGGCCATCAGTGATAGCCATCTTAGGCGCGTCTTCTGCAATGCGTTGCTTGCTTGCACTGTAGAATGTACGACAGCCTGAGAATGGTCCGAATATATTTTCACGCGAAACAGTCCAGATAGAAACGTCTGCAATTACAGCAGTGTCACCACCTGCCAAATCAATAAAACGTGTTTCGTTTATCCATCCCCAGCCTTGACCGACAGGGCCAAACTGTTCTGTTGCACATCGTACTTGATATTGTGGGTCGATTGCTGTGAATGACCGCTTACCAAACGATACCTTCTTTAGATATTGTTTGTCTGATTTGGATACTGTGTTCCAAAGTTTCATGTTGTCTGACATTTAGTTCTCCTTTGTTGTTATGCGTAACGAGCCACGCTTGTCACGCTTGATTGTAAGCAAGTCGCAATATACTTCTCGCTCATCATCAGCGACCATAGCCTTTAGGTCTGACTTTGCAGACTCAAAAGACTTTGCTGATTGTTCTTGCTCAATGTAGTCATGGCAACGAGATATAAACTCATTGTCACTTGAGGCATCCCTGCGTGTCATGCCATCTACAGGAATCTTATCTATAGATACAGGTGACACTTGCTCATCACCGAAAGGGCGAGTGTCTGCTTTGACATGACCCCAAAACTCTTTGAGGTGTACTTGCATCTTGTGAATGTAATCCCAATCTTTCTTGATATAAACAGATTCCCATCTGCGATTGCCAAAGATTACAGATAGATAGCATCCATCCTTAACGCTAATCCATAAGTAGAATTGTATCTGCGGCATATACATATTGAGGCAACCTTCCATTGTGTTGCGTTCGTATGTATGCTTTGCCTCTACAATTTCATGTGTGTCATGTATGCAAGCATCGACAGTACCCTTACATGGTACGCCTTCCCAATTCATTTCGAATGTTCTTTGCTTACTGAGCAAGTCTAAGCCTCGCTCTATTGCATTGAGTTCATTATCTGCAAACCAGTGCAGATTAAAGTCTTCTGTATATGTACCTAGTTGTACAGCAAGATGGTTGGATAAATCTTCTGGTTTGGTGCGACCAGTTTTTTCTTCCCATAGTGATACCCAATCACCATCCATGATGCGTCTCATATCTGAGCCGCCAATAAAGCCTTGTCTATTCATGTGTAGTTCTCCTTTTCTTTTGTTGTACTGCAACTATGCAGTAATGTCAACACGCTTTTTGTGAAGCGCATCTAACAGTAGCTGGCGCGTGCGTACTCGCCAGCCAATGTGTTCATAAAACTCTGCGTATGAAGGCCAGAATTTTGCAGACTCAGATACACGCTTGATTGCACGTTGTACAATGTCTGCTGGGTAATTTGATAACTGCATTGCTAGGCTTCTCATGCGTAGTGAGTGGTCTTCTGGTGTCTCGCCTGTAGGTTTGACCACCAGCGTTGCTAACAATTCAAGCTGGCTCTCGATGGCCTCCACCGACAACGGGGTCATCGAAGCCAGCACAGCTTTGATTGCTTGCTCTACTTGCTCAACTGAATCTGCTTCTATCTTGAAACCAGAAACAAGAATGTGAGTGCCGTAGTCTGTAAACCTAGTGCGTGATATTTCATTGACTGTGTAACCTAGTATTGATTCGACCGAAGTAACTAGACTTCTGTCCACTTTGGCTGGGTCGCCTATCTCTAACAATCGAGCCACCGATTGTTTTCGCTGTTCCGAACTTAACTGAATTTCGTATCCAGTTTCGGTAGGCTTTCTCGATGTCGATGAATGTTGTGCCTTTTGATTGATGGTGGTCACGGAACTGATTGGCTTCAAAGTCATGGTCAAATTCCTCTTTCATAATTGTATCTATAGAAAAGCGAAGGTCATCAGACGGCATCCACTCATCTGGAACTTGTTTGCGCCTAACAACTTTATTGTTATTACTGGTTATTGATAGGTTAGTGTCGCTCTCTGCAACAGTGGTGTCGCACTGTGCGACAGTCGGGAATACAGTATAGAGTGTTGAACGTCTGCTGTTACCACGTTCTCTAACCACAAGACCGTGTTCCTCTAGCCAGTTTAGTTTTCTAGCTACAGTTGCTTTGTTCATTTGTGTGCGGTCAGCAAGACGTTCGAGGCTAGGCCAGCACTGGCCTGTCTCCTCGTTGGCGTGGTCTGCTAGTACAACTAACAACCACTTGGCATAGCAATCAGGTATATCAGCTTTGATTGCCCTCGCCATCAGTAGAAATGACATTGCAGTTCTCCTTTAGTAATGGTGCAATATGTTTTTCAAACACATCTGCATCAAACATTATAATAGTTTTTGGTTCACCTGTCCTACGTTTATAGATTAAAGCGTCACGCATTACAGTGAATGGGTTGGGAAAGCCAGACTTGTCACGGTACTTTACTTCCGTTACCAGTCTATGTCCTCCGATTTGCCAGACGATATCGCCTGAATACTCTCCTCCCAGCGACCCTGAGAGAGGTTGCCTTTTGGCTTTGAACCCCAGTTTTTGTAACCACTCTGTGATTTTTCGCTCGTGATAGTTTCCTTTGTTGCGACTCTTTGAAGCCACCAATCCCTCCCTCTTTCCATGCAGTCAAGGCATATTATGTGGTAAGTTGCTGGTTCTATAGATGCAAGGATACAGCTAAACCATAGTTTTGTTTGGTCACATGAGTCACAAAGGGCTGGCTTGCCTACTTTATCGTTGAGTTTTTTTCTTATGGATTTTGATTTGTAAGCCAAGAGCGTCTAACCAACAGCTAAATAAGAAACCAGATGGCACTCGTTTGTACTGTTCCCATTTGTGAATTAAAGATTTGGCGCACCCGATACGATGCGCCAGTTCTTCTTGTGATATCTTCTGCCTCTCTCTATGAGACACCAGTTCATTAATGATTGCCTGATATGTATCAGTCACTGGCGTTTCGTTTTTGTAGTGCTGAAAGTTTTTCAATAGCTTGCTCTACTCTGTTAGCAGTGCTATGCCTTAGTTCTGAACCCAGCTTTGCTCGATAGAAAGTTGAGTCAGGTACACCAGCATAAACGAAAGCCCTCTTGAGATTTACGTTTGCATCTGTAGATTTTTTGATGAGTGTGTCCATGTATGTAAGCATGAACACATCATCTGCAAACGCGCAGTTATTGTCAAGCCTCCTCTTGTATATAAAATTCTTTAGCCCACATAACTAATTGATTTCGCCCGCTTTTTCCTCTGCGTTTGCGTTCATCTACAATTACAAAACCTTTTTCTTTTAGCTGTTTGTATCTTGCAGTGACAGAACTGTAGCCATGATGGGGTAAAATATTTAGAACGTCATCTGATATGCAACCGTCTTTGCCAAAAGTTTTGATGGCGGATAAGACTATGCGTTCCATTGCGTTGACATCTAGCTGGTCTGCCGCTTCGTGACTTGTTGAGGGGTCACTCGCTCTGACCAGCTTGTATGCTGGTGTGTCGAATAAATCATTCATTATTCCATTCCTCCACTTCAAAAATAGTTTCGTCCATTTCATCATAAAGAGGGTCTGATATTATCTGCTGAACGTATTCTTGATTTCTGTAATTTTGTATTGCTTGTTCTCGATTATTGGCCTCAATAATATAATGTGTGTATGATATATAGGATGTTGTTACTCGCCATTTCATGTCTGTTCTCCTTTTATGCGAATGGTATGTGGTATAACTTCCCAAGTTTCTAATTCTAAAGCTACTTCAAGCACATCTTCTGTAGATAGAGAATCTTCTACCCACAATTCTTGATAGATTGTTTTATTAATTAAAACTTTGATGTCGCTCGAACCGCACCAACAGAAGCCACCTGAATCTTCTGTTGGGTGGTTCAGTGCATTGTATGATTCATATTGCTTGCCACAATCCCAGCACTCATACACTTCGTCATAAAGTTTATTGCCATCAAATTTAGTACGGTACTTCGTCATTGATTTTCTCCATAGGATTTGCTTCTTCCCAAGCGTCAACAGCACGCTTGAGGAACTTTTCCTTATTGAATCTTGGGTTAGTTTTGGCTAGTCGGTCAGCCATTTCTACTATCTGTGAAGGCCACCCCATAAGTGGGGCAACCTCATCAGCTAGATATTCAAAGTGTCTTTGTTGCATGAGTGACATTACTTGTTCTCCACAATAGTAGGTTTAGAGTATGTTTTGTTATCACCAGCATCAGTTGCAAGTACCTCGTGATAAGTATCTTCAATGCCCTTGAGATAGTCACGAGCCATGTTTGCTTTGTGTCTAAACTCTGATTTGCTGGCATCTAAATGACCGCACATAATAGTAAGACTGCGATTGATAGATGATAGGTGTGTGATAAATGAGTAAGACATTGTGTTCTCCTTGTATTGTGATTGACAGGATGGAATCTGCCACCCTCACCCACGGCAGGGGTGGCAGTTCCAGACTGGATTATACAACTTCCCAGTTTGATTTCTTGAATACTTTGGATAGCTGATTCTCGCGTAACCTGCGTGTGTTAGCAGGTGAGCGTGACTCGTTGGTGTGTGTAGCCCAGTATGTACAAGCGTTGTACAATGCCCACTTGTTCATGCCGAGAGTGCGTGAGTCTGCGTTCCAACAGCACATCAACTGGTCAAGCTGACGCTCATTCCATTTGAATGTGGATGTTTTGTTTTGGATGCGGCACATTGTGTGTTTAAAGAATTGCTCTGCCATTTCATCGCTGACATGAGTACTCATCCATGCTTTGTACTGGTCTTTGGTATTGAAGAAAGCGTCCAATCCATTTTGTATCTTGCCGGCAGAGCCTTCGATGTTGACATTGGTGGTGTGCTTTGCCCATGTGTTAGCCAGTGTATCAGAGTGTGTGCATCCGTTGAGACACCATAGGCGCAAGCCTCTGGCTTGCTGTTGAAACGCCCATGAACCGTCATAAGAATTATAGAACAGGACTTGGAAGCGTATTGTATCACCGACCTCTGGCTCAACAACCAAGTCATTGAAGTCGATAGTGCCTCGTAACTTTGCACCATTGTCAAACAGTTCTATTTTGTAATCATAATCTTTTGATATGCCAGATTGTCTGACTGCATCAAAGACTGAGTTGACTACATCGTCATGGTGTATTGCTTTGTATTTAGAACCATGAACACCAAGCACTTGATTGGTATCTGTGCGTACTAATGCTCGTGCCATGTTAGGCGGCACTTCGATTTCGTTTGCACCTGTAATTGTAGGTGATGCCCACAAGTCATAGGTATCTACTGGAAATGCCCAAGCATTTACAGTTTCTAGTTCTTGAATTGTTGTCATGTCGTTCATTGTAGTTCTCCTTTCTTGAACGGTTATTTTACTGTGTCTTCCGTTTTACAAAAGCACATTATAAAATGGACGACCTTTCTCCCATACCAAATACGCATATATTTGCCTTGAGAAAATCCATAAATCTTAAAGTTAGATGGGCGTTTATACTTCTTCCATACCAACAAGGTGTAACCAAACGATGTAATAGTACCTTCGCCAAGTTCTTTCCAAGGTCTAGGCCAATCATCTGGTATGTTAATGTTTAGTTTCTTTTTCTTCTTTGCCATCTGATTACTCCGCCATGCTGTGCATAATAAAGCCAATGAATGTTGCACCGATACCGAATACAATCAGCATCATTTGCAACATAAATTCTTCGTTAGTCATTGGCGCATAGGTTTCATCTACTGCCATTGATGCCAGTAGCACTGCTGATATGCCACCATAGATAAATGTTTTAGCGATTACTTTCATTGTGTTCTCCTTTACTGCATCTATGCAGTATATAATGTTTAGTTGCTGTGTGCAACCATAGACTTTTTTTCTCAAGTCATGTTTGATTTGTTGGCGGCTGGCAAACACTCAGCCGTGATGTGTCCCCCCTTTCGGGCGGATGAGAAAGACAAAAGA